GCTTTTTTTCTAACTGTATTTCTTTTTCTATCGTAGAATACCAAATCAACATCAACCGAATTATCACCTCCTGTTGGTTTAATCAATCCGTTGTTTCTTGGGCGTAAATAAACAGCATCTAAACTATAATAGTAGGCCCAATAAACTGTAGCATCTGCAATATAATCGTTTAATAACGTTGTTTCTGCGGCCGTTAGTGTATCATTTTTAATACCATCAATTAAGGCATTATATAAACTAGTTCCTAGAATTCTTTGTATTTGAATATCTTGGGATTCACGGATAGCATTCTTAATTAATTCACTGTCAACATTGTTGTTGAGGTCAGTAAATTGACGTAGTTTAGTTTCTGATATGAATAAAGTATCTGTCATTACTCGGCGTTTTGTGTTTCAGTTATTTCTTCTAAATCTTGTGAATCAGCATCATTTGATTCATTACTTACAACTACATCAGTTTCTACTGAACCATCATCAAATATCTGAGTTGTTTCTACACCTAAAGTAACATCACCATGGTTGATTTCTTGTAATTCCTCAAAACATCCTAATATAGCTGATTGTATTGGATTTATAACAGTATTCATAAATAACAGGTAAGCATCCAACATCTCATCTCTACCACCTAATTGGCCTTCGGTTTTAATACCTAAAATCATTGGGGAGGTAATTCTGTGGGCTGTAAGTATTTTTTGTTGAATCATGTTATTCATTACCTCATAATAAGCATCGTTTCCATTTCCTGGAATTGGTGTGATTATAGGGGCCATATCAGGTGATTCAACATCCATATAAAGTAAAGAACCTGCATTATCAGAACCAGCATATTGTGCACGTAAAGCACGTTCAATCCATTCTTGTTCCTCATCTGAGGCATTTTGGAATGTTGTAATTGCTAAAGAAGGTGCTAAACCATTCTTAATGTTGTTCATGTGGAAATTATCTACCTCAGCATCTAAGGCAATAATGTGAATACCACCCATATAATCTGGAAGTGGATAGTATTCTATTCCTGGTCTATAAGGTGAATAAACGTATAACTGTTTTGGTTCAGCACCAGCGTTGATAGGATTAAATGCTGGTAAATATGACACTGAATCTGAACCATATTGGGATGTACGTGCCCAATCACTTGATAAGTAATAACCAGGTATATTACCAAAATCATCTTTATATTCAGCACGAACATAACTGTAATCAACATGGTATACCTCAGCAATTTTAGTTCTGTCTTTACTCCAAATAATTTGTAAGGCAAAACCACCAAACAAATTCATATCGTAAGCAACTTTTCTAAAAATGTTATTCCAGCTTTCTCTTGGGTTGGCCTTTTTAAGAATCTCAGCATTATCAGCAACTAAACCTTTACCAATGGTAGCTTCAGTTTTTGCCATAATACAGGCACCGTTAGTTGAAGAATAATTATATAATTTAATTAATTCTTGTGGGAATAAGTTATTAGCACCATATTTGATGTAGCCATTATCACCTCTAACTTCTTTAAGGTTATATCTACTATCTTCCCTTTTAAATAATCTTGCTTTACTCGCCATTGTATACGTAATATGTTCCTGTTTCTCTAACAGATATATAAGATTCTGCCCCACTTACATTTAAGGATGCTGTAAAATAATTAGCATTCTCAAAACTCGATGAAAATTCAGTGTCTGGGATTAATTCAAATAAGAATGCCCTCTCAGAATCAAACACATCTAGAATAATATCTTCCCAATTTGGGTCTGCCTCATTCCATAACTCATCATAAGTATCCCATGTTACCTCAGTATTTAAAGTAACTGTGTATAAACCGCCTACTTGTGGTAAATCACTACCTGATATGTCGAATGTAAGATAATGGTGATTCAACGTTGGTAACGTTGATTCTACAATAGATGATGACAGTGAGTAATCATGAGTAAAATTAATATACACTTCATCCCCAACATTTATATCAAATGATGAAGAAGGTGTATAAAACGCTACGGTATTTACTACTGAACCAGTTATTTGGAGATAAAGCATATAAAATAATTTACTGATAAAATATAGAAGAAAAAAGGCACTATAATTTATAGTGCCCTTTTAAATTGTATATTCAGTAGTGGGTTTTATTCCACTGTAACTGTTAATGAACTAAGTGCTGTTACGATTTCTTTCGCAGGTTCTGGTTCTGGAGATGAGAAAGTTAACGAGTAACCATTCAAATCACCAAATGCAGTTCCTGTTTGACCATTTCCTTCTGAAAGTGCAGCACCATTGTACTCACCCATTAAGAAATATTTACCGTCTCCAGCAGCACCTGTTTGGCCGTTGTTAGTTTCTACAATAATTCTCAAATCTGGGTTCTTAACAAGAGTACCAATTTGTTCTTGTAATGAACCACTCATTTTGTGGAATTGTAGTACTAATGATTGGTCGTAGAAGATAGTACCATTTTCTACACTTGAATTGATTGCTTCAGTAAAGTTACTTGTCTGACGTACTTGTTCGAACTTATAGAAAGTTCCAGTACCATCAATATCAGTAATTTCACTTGCACTTGATGTAACAATCAAGTTATCGGTACCACCATAGATGTATACTGCTTTAACACCACCGGTGTTATCACGACATCCTAACGTGAATCCTGAAGTTATATTACATGTTGACATAGCTTAATATGTTTTAAAAGTTAAACAATTAGGCTAAGTCGTTAGATACCCAAAGAGTTGGATTTGCAATATTAGCCCCGAATTTAGCGTTTACACGATACTTAACAGCATCATCTTCAATTGAATACCATAATTGGAATCCTAAGTCACTTGGTGCAAGTGAAGTACCTACTACGATATCTTTAACTGGTCCAGCAACAACTCTTTGTGTACCTGTAAGACCCATTGTTCCTACAACGATTACACCAGGTGCAGTTGGGTGTTCAACATAAGTAAGTGAACCGTTTGCAGTTCTCTTGAACTCATATCCACCTAATACAGCACCAGTTGAAGTTGAAAGTGCAGTCATGTATTTCTTGAATACATCAAGACCTACGAAAATACCAAGACCATCTACGTTTGAAGCAGCATCTGGAACATTCTCGTATGCTTCGTTGATAGCAGCAATAACAAATGAACCTGTTGGGATAGTTGGTGATGCAATTGAAGTTACACCAGGAGTTGAACCTGAAATTTGTGCGTAAAGACCATGTCCTGCTTCACAAAGTGTAGCTTCGTCTTTATTCCACAAGTTAATTTCAACTTGTTTTTGCATGCTTGAAAGTGCACCTTCTGCAAGTGCTTGAAGTGCTGACTCAGTTCTTTCGTCACCTGCTAGGTTACCGAATTTAGCAGCAACATCATTCATACAAATGCTGTCATAAAGTGAGTGTTTACAAGCTAAGATTTCTCTTGCTTCAAAAGATGATGTAGTAGCATTTGCTGAATCAGATGCACCACCAACACATTCTCCGTATTGGAAGTTTCCGTCTCCGTAAACGCTGTTAATTGTTGCTTTGTAAGCAACTCCTGGCTGTACAGTAGCCAACTCGATTGTATTACCTTCGTTAACAAGTCTAGCCATAAAACCAGCTGCTTCTCTATCAACGAAATCGTTGGTAATGCTTGAAAGTGTATTACTCATGATTTAAAATTTAATTGATTATTGATTTTTAATTTGATTTAGTAGCTGTTCCCTACGTGATTCTACATCAGTTTTTTTAAATGTAGAGAAGGTTTCAGCTGGTTTTCTTTGTGATTTTACAACGGTTGGTTCAGTTGCTGGGATTTCAGACATTTTAGCTACTTTAGCTTCCATTTCTTCGATTTTTTGTGACATTTCGTCAATCTTAGAAATTACTGCTGCTTCAATAGCATCAACAAGACCTGCAATTTGGTCTTCTTTTTCTTCCATCTCTTCCTCAACTTCATCTTCCATTTCGTCCTCAACAACTTCTTCAGCCATTTCGGTTTTTTCTTCTGCTGGTACTTCGTCTTCCATTCCTTCAACCTCTTTTACCTCAGCAATCATACCTTCTTCAACTCTAACGGCTTTACCATCTTCTAAAATATAATCACCAGTTGGTGCAGGTATATTACCATCTTCAGTAATTAGAAAAATTGGTTTGCCTGCTGCTAGTTCATCATATTCCATTTCAAGTTCACCATCTGCAGTTTTAATACGGGCAAATGTTTCGGTAACTTCAGTCTCAGGAGTTTCATCTACAAAAGTCTCAACTTCAGCTTCAACCAAATTGAAGTGTTGTTTGACTAATTCTTTAAGATTTAAATCCATATGAAATAAGTTTTTGAAATTATAAAAATATACAACACCATATATAAAAGAGAGGGCACTAATTCAATAGTGCCCCTCCCCTAACATACAAACAATAAACAACTAACTAGGCTGGAAACCTATTGGCTTTACCTTTATTAACAACTAGTAAAGAACCATCTTCAAGTATATATTCACCATCAGGTGCTACTGTAATTATTTCTCCTTTATCATCTACGATAAATGTAACTAATGTTTCTTCTTTTATAAACAGATTGGTTCCTCCTTCTGTTTTTACCTCAACAAAATTTTCAGTTTTCTTAGCATTTATAGCCTTTTGTTTGAAGGCACCCTCTAGTGATAAACCTTTAACAACACCTGATTTAATTAAAGCCCATAATTTAGAATCCTGTACTTTCAATTGTACAAACCATGTACCAATTGGTAATTCACTAAAACCATACTTGCTTGATTTATCACCTTCGGTTTGTTTAACCCAGCTTTCTACCAAGTTAATACCATTTAATTTCATGCTTGAGTCATGTTCTAAATTGAATGAATCAGTACGTTTAGTTATGAGGAATTTATGTGCCATTCTCTCAATTGTGTCTGCTGAAAAATAAACATAAAATAATTCCCCATCACTATCTTTTCTTAAAATAGGTTTGTTAGGAATCATAACAGGAGATACAATCATCTGTTCATCACCATTAACAACACTAAATGCGGTATATTCGCTTGTATTATCACATTCACCGCTTACATCGCAAAATGATTCTACTTGTTTATCTTCGGTTTTATTACAAGAACAACCACCATTACATTGGCATTCTAATGCTTTAAAGAATTCAAGAACGTTTTCTGCTTCACTAGATGGGAGTTTTGAAATATCATCTAATAGTGCTTTGAATTTATCAATATCACTATCAACAATTTCATTTTCCATCTTCATCTCACGTTCTCTCTCAATTTGTTCTAATTTTCTTTCAGACCATTTTAAGGCAGGTTCACCACCCCATAGTAAGTAAGAAATAGTACCACATGCTTCTGTATCATTAGGATTATAATATTCTTTAGCACGTGAAAGGTAGGCAAACATTCGTTTAATTGTTTCCTCACTTATTGGTTTACCTGCAGCCAATTGAGTAGCCCTAATTTTACCAACACGAGTAGCACATTTGTTATTAACCTTTTCATTTAGTCTAATTCCTCTTTCTGCGGCTTTCTTAACAGCCTCTGGGTAATCAGTATATGTGGCGAATTCAAAGTGTTCTTGCTTAAACTTAAATAAATCCGTTTCTATAGCAGGCATTTCAACCAATGCAATAGCATCAGTTCCACCAAACATATCATCGTCTTCAAAGTCTAATTTAATTAATAAAGGTGTTTTCATATTATAGTGTTCTACGTGATTGTATTCTTTGTCTTGCTTCTAAACCATTATTTACATCACTTGCTAATACATAAGCTTGAATTGGTTCTCCATTTTGTGAGGCAAAAAATGCTGCTTCCCT